CATGTACTTGAATTATTAGACGCAGGAGAGTATACAGGCAACATTGTTGCATTACCCAACAATAGAGTTCGGGTTACACACCCTGCGTGGTTTGAGACAGGCCAAGGAGCGCCAGACTTTAAACCAAACCAACACAGTTATAACTCGAAAGAAGATGTAAGTTACGTATGGGACACAGAGCGTGTGTTCAACAACCTATACAAAGAGGAGGAAGAAGATGCGTAGATATTATAAATCAGGTGGCAAGATCTGTGCCAAAGGTAAGTCTTGGGCAAAACGTACTTTTGATACTTACCCTAGTGCATATGCTAATATGGCTGCCTCTAAGTACTGTAAAGATCCAAACTATGCTAAGGGTAGCAAGGGGAAGAAAAAGTAATGGGTGAGTTAGCAGAATGGAGAAACCAAGATTGGGTTAGAATTGGCACAGATGGTAAAGTCAAAGGTAAATGTGGTACTTCTAAAGATAAGAAGAATCCAGATCGATGTCTCCCTAGAAGTAAAGCTAATAGTTTAAGTCAGTCACAACGAGCAACGACTGCAAAAAAGAAAAAACGGGAGGGAGCAAAAGGAAAAACAGTAGTAAAAAACACAAAACCTGCTACAGTAAAACTTAGAGGAGGTGGGTTAGCCCGCAGAAAAAAAGATATTGCTAGAGGTTGCGGAGCCGTATTGGAAAGCAGAAGAAAGATGACTCAGTATGTATGAATATGCTATAAAAGAAGTTGTAAAAATAGTTGATGGCGACACTATAGATGTTGTTATTGATTTAGGTTTTGATCTTACTAAGAAAGAAAGAATACGACTTGCTGGTATAGATACTCCTGAGAGCAGAACAAGAGACCTCGAAGAGAAAGCAATGGGGTTAGAAGCTAAAGAACATTTAAAACACAAAATTGAAAGCTCTGAAAATTTAAGAGTTAAGACTGAAAAAGACGGTAAATATGGTCGCATGTTAGGTTGGCTATATAGTGGAGAATCCAACATAAACAAAGAGATGGTAACAAATGGCTATGCTTGGGAGTATGATGGAGGCACAAAAATTAAAAGCCTTGAAGCATTAAGGGCTATAAGAGAAAAGGAAATGACATGAGTAAATTAGAAATGATCTACGTAAAAAACGGTGAGGGTAATAACCCACTGTTTCAAATAGGTGTTAGACATGCAGATGGTACGCACACCGCAGTTCGGCCTGATATACTAAAAGAGCACCAAGCAGCAGCACTTCTTGCAGAATTACAACCCGCAGTTGTAGAAGAAGTTGTAGAAGAAGTTGTAGAAGAAGTTGTAGAAGAAGTTGTAGAAGAAGTTGTTTCTGATCTTGATGCGATGACAAAACTAGAACTAGAAGCTTTGATGCGTAAACATGGTATTGAGCTTGATAGACGTATAAAGAAAAAAGATTTACTTTTGACAGTTAAGTCGTATTTTAACGGAAGCTTTAATATTTAGGAGTAACCAATGGCAACTTCAGGAACCACCGCCTTTGATATGGACTTTACGGAGATTGCTGAAGAGGCATGGGAACGCGCAGGTCGTGAGATGCGTTCTGGTTATGATTTAAGAACCGCCCGTCGGTCTATGAATTTAATGACTATTGAATGGCAAAATCGTGGTATTAACATGTGGACTATTGATAGTGGTACAGTAACACTGGTATCAGGTACTTCGCGATATAATTTACCTACTGACACTATAGATTTATTAGAACAAGTAATTCGTACTGATAGCGGGAGTACTTCAAAACAATCAGATCTTACCATAAGTCGTATTAGTGTAAGTACCTACGCGGCTATCCCAAACAAGTTAACACAAGGTAGGCCAATACAAGTGTGGATTGAGCGTTTAACAGAACGTCCACATATTAATGTTTGGCCTGTACCTGATAAAAGCGGGTACGTATTCGCTTACTACCGATTAAGACGTGTGGAAGATGCGGGTGCTGGCGCTGAAACAGCGGATATGAACTTTAGATTTCTACCTTGTCTTGTAGCAGGGCTAGCGTACCATATAGCCATGAAAGTACCCGAACTAGTAGACCGCGTGCAAATGTTAAAAATGGTTTATGATGAACAATTTGCTTTAGCAGCAGGGGAAGATAGAGAGAAGACCTCCGCTATCTTTGTACCTCGTATAAGTAGTATGTAGTATGGCACGAGCATTTGCATCTAATAACAAAGCGATAGCAGAATGCGACGTTTGTGGGTTTCGTTACAAATTAAAAGAGTTGCGAAATATAATCAAAAAAGGTAAAGATACTAACATAAAAGCGTGTCGTGAATGTTGGGGGCCAGACCACCCACAGAATAAGTTGGGTATGTATCCTGTACGCGATCCTCAAGCGATACGTAACCCACGTCCTGACTTTGCAGGATACGACAGTAGTAGGAATATACAATGGGGATGGAACCCCGTAGGTGATGGAAAGAACATATATGATTTAACTACCAACAACCTAGAGGCTACTGGAGCTATAGGTGACGTAACAGTAACAACTAGCTAGGAGATGTACTATGAAAGATTTAAGTGGAGACGGGAAAATAACGCAGAAAGACGTCCTAATAGGACGAGGCGTTATAGATAAGAAGAAAATGAAGGGCGGCGGCATGGCTAAAAAAGGTTACGCTAAAGGCGGTAAGATTAAAATGCGCGGTGCTGGAGCAGCTACTAAAGGGTTTTACTCAAGAGGGCCAATGGGGTAAATTATGAATTACGCTTCGCTTAAAACAAATATAGAAGACATTTGTGAAACTTCTTTTACAGATGATCAACTTGCTATGTTTACGCAACAGGCAGAAGAAAAAATACTACAGACGGTAGATATACCTGATTTACGTGTATCAGACGATGGGCCTTTAGTAGCAAGTAATAAGTTATATACACTACCAACTAACCATTTATATACATATAGCATAGCTGTTATAACAAGCAGCACTAGTACCTTTCTACTTAATAAAGACGTTAATTTTATACGTGAAGCCTACCCAATAAATACAAGTACTAAGTATGGCCTTCCTAAATTTTACGCTCAATACAGTGCAACTCAAATTGAATTAGCGCCTACGCCTGACGCAAACTATGAAATAGAGCACATATACGCGCGTTACCCAACATCTATAGTATCTGCGTCTACTTCTTGGTTAGGCGACAACGCAAGTTCCGCGTTATTAAACGGAGCATTACTTGAGGCTATACGGTTTCAGAAAGGTGAACCTGACGTTCTTGCTAACTATGAAAAAATGTATTTAATATCTATGGAATTATTAAAGAACTTTGGAGATGGTAAATTAAGAAGGGATGCTTACCGTTCAGGACAATATAGGGAACAAGTGTAACTTATGGCTTTTACTGGAAACTATATGTGTACGTCTTTTAAAGTCGCTCTGTTAAACGGAGAGATGGACTTTAGCTCTGATACATCTCAGTCTTTTAAGATCGCTTTATACACCTCTGATGCAACCTTAGATGCGACAACAACTGTGTATAGTACAACAAATGAAGCATCGGGTACAGGATATATAGCTGGGGGTAACACATTAACAATAGCTACAAACCCTACTAGTGATACAAATGACACTGTGGCTTACTTAGACTTTTCAGATACATCATGGACGAGTTCCTCAATTACAGCGCGTGGGGCGTTGATATACAAATCTGGTGGTACAACTCCCGCAGTTGCAATACTAGATTTTGGTTCGGATAAAACGTCAAGTGATAGCACATTTACAATAACATTCCCCACATCAGCGGCTACAAGCGCAATTATACGCGTTGGATAGAAAGGTTTAGACGATGGCAAGTACTTATGAGAATGACCTCAGACTTCAAGAGATTGGCACAGGCGAGCAGTCTGGTACATGGGGTACGACCACAAACACGAACTTAGAGTTAATTGGTGAAGCACTTTCCTACAGCGCTACAGGCGAAGCAATAGCTAATGCAAGTACACACACTATAACAGTAGCAGATGGGGTAGCCGACGAAGCACGTTGTTTCTATTTAAAATGCACAGGTGGCGGGCAAGCATGTACAGTGACACTTGCACCTAACTCACTGTCTAAAGTCTGGGTTATTGAGAACACAACTAGCTATACACTAACGTTCTCACAAGGGTCTGGCGCTAACGTCGCTATACTTGCAGGTCAAGTTAAGATGATAGCTACCGATGGCGCAGGTTCTGGCGCAGCAATTTATGACCTTATGCAAGACCTGGCTGTACCTGATTTGTTTGTAGATGATGATGTAAGTTTACAGTCTGACGGCGCGATTATAAATTTTGGAGTAAATGCAGAAATACAACTTACGCATGTGCATGACACAGGATTACTTCTTACTGAGACAGGAGGCGGTAGCTCCGCACCAACACTACAATTTAGAGACTCCGCTATTTCTGTCAGTTCGAGTGCAGATGCTACGTTAGATTTAGCAGCCGATGGTGACATAAATCTCACCGCTGGTGTAGATATTAACATCCCTGCCAACGTAGGTCTTACTTTTGGTAACGATGGCGAGAAGATAGAGGGTGACGGCACAGACCTCACTATCGCAGGTAACAACATTAATCTCAC